CGCAAATTCAAGCTTGGTGGTTTACAACTAGCTTCAGACATTGCTTTGGCAAATGCCAAGGACTTATTGACTATTCTGCAATGGAATGAATCACAAGGTATTCGACTATTCCGTGTTGGTAGCGAGCTTTTTCCGCGTTGGAATCATTATCGCCTAGAAGATTTGCCAGGTATTGATGAAATTGCCCGGCATCTACGTGCTGCTGGTGATTATGCTTTAGCACATGGCCATCGCATTACAACGCATCCTGGTCCATTCCATATCTTAGGTAGTCCCGATGCGGTAGTTGTTGACAATTCTATTATTGGTCTTGAACGACACGCTGAGCTTTTTGACCTTATGGGTTTTGCACCTAGCTTTGAGAATCTTATCAATATTCATATCGGTGCTACATATGGTGACAAACCCGGCACTGTTGATCGTTGGTTGCGTAACTATGATCGTTTATCTGATAGCGTCAAGGCGCGTTTAGTTATCGAGAATGATGACAAGGCATCTATGTATTCGGTTCGTGAATTGTACAATACATTGTATGCGTCTGCAGGTATTCCAGTTACATTTGATTATTGGCATCATACTTTCAATACTGGTGACTTATCCGAGCAAGAAGCATTCTTTATGGCTCGCGAAACGTGGGAGCATCATGGTGTTACTCAATGCACTCATTACAGTGAGTCTCGCCGGCGCGAGCAGCAACTTCTTATTGAGCGTATGTTTGATCACCATGGCATTTCGTTAGAAGATTTACCTAAATGGCCTACCTTCCATAAGGCATACAAAGAGTTTACCAAGATCAAGGAGCAAGCTCATGCTGATTATATTACAACTACTCCGAATACATATGGCGTATTTGATTTGGATATTGAGGTTGAAGCTAAGGCTAAAGAATTAGCTTGGAGCAATTTAAATTTAGAGTATTGTCAAAATACAGCATTAATTTTAGAATAATATATTTATTATATATAATATTAATATAATTTAAATTAATAAAAGGTTATTTATGAAAGCGTATTACAAATACAAAAATAAAGTTACTGACGATTTAGAAGATGCATATGAAATCATTAAAAGTATTGGTCGTGCATTAACTGAAAATAAAACTGATAAAGCATCTACTTTAGATAATTTAGCTCGAGCAATGAAAAAAATTGAATCTGCTCGTTATTATATCGACCGAGAATAAAAATCAAAAAAACATGAAATCAAAATCAACTCCGCCCCCAAAAGGGTTTAAACGATTACAGTGCAAATATTGCGATAATGTATGTGAACGAGTCGATGAAAAAGCAACGGCTGTTACATGTTGGCAATGCACTTCTAAATTAGTTCATGGTCAACATTTGGAAGTACGAAAATAATTTCATAATATATTTTTATGTTAGAAGCAGAAAAAATTAAATCAAATTGGGAACAATACCGTCAAGCAGTAAATGATTATTTCCCAAACAGAAAAGATCAACTCAATCAAATGTATGATGATTTTGAAGATCGCATGGTAATGATGCCGGCATCTTCAATAGCACATTTTCATAATGCGTTTGCTGGCGGTTATGTAGATCACGTACTTCGTGTTATTGCGTGCACTGAAAAACTTTATGAATCTTGGTCTGAAATGGGTGCTGATATGTCTGGTTATACAATTGAAGAACTTCGTTTTGCAGCAATGCATCATGATTTGGGTAAAGTAGGATTTCCTGGAGATGGTAATGAAGTTTATCAAGTAGAAACATCAGATTGGCATCGTAAGAATCAAAACAAGATGTATAAACATAACGAAAATATTCCATTCACTATGGTACCAGATCTTTCAATTTGGTTGCTACAGCAATATGATGTTAAAATGTCATGGACGGAATATCAAGCAATTAAGATTCATGATGGAATGTATGATGATGCAAATAAACCGTATTTTGTTGCTCGTTCAGCACAAGCTAAATTAAAAACAAATTTGCCAATTTTATTACATCATGGTGATCATATGGCGGCACAAATTGAATTTGAACGCTGGCGTAATAAAGATAAAGTTACTCCTAAAGTATCTTCAGAAAAAAGTAGAATTCAAAAAAGTAATGGTTTAAAAAATCTAGCAGAAAATAATCCGGATGTTGAAAAAACATTAACAGATATTTTTAGTGCTTTTAATGAGGATTAATATGATAGCTGGTTTACTAATAGTCATATTGTTATTGTCTGTAACGTATCTTTCTTTTAGAATTTGGTATCTTGCAGGTGCATTAGCAGACGCACAAGAATATGTTGAAGAATTGGAATCAACAAATCAATACATGTTTGATAGAATTTCTAAATCTTACGATGCCATGAAACAAATTGATCGTTTAGGTGCATTTGAATCAGAAGATGAAGCGGGCACAACGTTTCAACTTTTAAAACAAGTAATTGATGAATTAAACGGAGAATTTGATAATGGCGCGCAAGAAAAAGAGTAATGTTTATTTCACAAAAGTTACTGATATTGCAATTTCTGCATACAATAAATCAGAAAGTAATTTAGCTCTTCGCGAAAAAATTTATCGAAGATTTATATATCCAGCATTCATGAAACTTGCTGAAAATATAATCAACAAAGTAAAACCTGATTATATTGATTCATCATTTCAAGATTTACAAACAGATTTAGTTACATACTTAACTGCTCGTTTAGATAAATTTAATGCTGCAGCAGGCAAGGCATATTCATATTATACTAGAACATCATTTAACTATTTGATTGCAGAGAATCAAAAAGGATATGCAAAAGTTAAAGCAGATGCCTTAGAAATCGATGTTGATGAACAACGCAATGTAATTACAGAAATGCATAATGAAGATATGTTAGAAACATTAGAATACTTCATGGATGCATATATTGATTATTGTTATGATAATTTAAATTATATTTTTAGTAATCCTACCGATATACATGTAGCTGATTCAATTCTTCATATTTTTGAAACTCGTCAAAATATTGAAAATTTCAATAAAAAAGCCCTTTATATTTTTATACGAGAACGTACGGGTTTGGAAACAACTAATATTACGCGCGTAATTAAAGTTTTAAAACAAATCTACGAAGAGAAATTTAAAGAATACGAACAAACAGAATTCATAAAACTGCCGTTTTAATATTTATTATTAAAGGATTTACGGTATGGATAGGAATGATGAATTATTCAAAGGAACAACCTTTGCAGATTTAATGTCTGATGTTTATCATAATTCAAAAAAGAAAGATAGGCAAATAAATCAGCTTATCGCTCAGTTACAACCATTAATTAAAAATGCATCTGATGCAACAATCATTGTTCCGTTAATCAAAGAATATTTAGATGTTGCTGTAAAAAATGATGATCATTTAGTAAAGTTAACTGCAATTGTTCAACGATATATTTCAACTAAACAAACTATTTCTGGTGCAGATAGTTTATTAAGCGATGAGGAAAAACAACAACTTTTACGCGTTGCTGAACAAACTCTATCTGCAGAATTAACAGATGAGTTAGATGCAATAACATATGAAAGCACAGCATTAACTGAAAAAATTGATATTGCTAAACGCAAGTTAGAAAAGGACGTTAATGAACATTGAATGGGATGTTGCAGAAGTATTAGGATATGATAGAACATACAAATATGTTTCAACACCTACCGAAGATTCTAATATTTCAGAATTATTTGCATTGCAAGTAAGATCTTGTGCACAATTGTATAATCAAAAATTATATATTGCTAAACCAGGAAATCTTAGTATTAAAAAAATTCCATTGATTGGAGAATTTGTTTTAATATACAAAACATTTAATCAACAATCAACTGATACAACGTGGAGAGAAAATTGGTATTATCTTTCAACAGTTGATTTACAATCTTCAATTAATGAAAATATGATACCGGGTATATCCGGTCAACTTTCCGAAGAACAAATTAATAATATACAACCTGGTTATACATTTAAAAGAAAATCTATTTCTCCAATACAACCATATGAAGGAGATGTTTTAATTGAAGGGCGAGTTGGTAATAGTATTAGATTTGGAAGTACTATATCTAATAACTATCCAGCATCTTATTATTTTAAACAACCAACTTGGTCTGGAGCTAATTCAACATCCGGTGATCCAATTATCATATTATCAAATCGTACGATAAATAAAGATAAAAAAGAATTTGTTGTAGAAGATATTGAACGAGATGCATCATCATTGTATTTAACTAGTACTCAACAATTGGATACAATTAAATTGTCCAATTCATTAACTGTAAATAATAATTTTATTGGCTCTCAATTAATTGGTGGCGCTGATAGAATTATATTGCGTGCAAAAAAAGATATTGCTATAATTGATTCAGAAAAAGGCATTGTATTAAATACGCCAGGCGATATAAAATTAGGAGATGATTCTGCAGACCAATCCATGGTGCATGGTGAAGTATTAACTAGAATTATAAATAAATTAGCACGTGCAATTTTAGCCGGCGGCACTGCATCTGGTGCTATGGTTACTAGTAATGCTGCTACGTTATTAACAGATATATCTGCAGATTTAGAAGAATTAACTAGTAAAAAATATAAAATAAAGAAAACATGATATGGCAGTAGCTCCACCATTTGATTTAGTTGTTCAAAAAGTACCAACAGCAATTAATAAATTGCAAGGGGCTTTAAACAAATTGATTGATCGATTAAATGAAAAAGTAAGTGATGCAATATCTGATGCTAGTAAATTATCAGAACGTATTGATTGCAATGATCCTCGAGTTAAAAAAATTAAAGCAACTTTACAATCAATTCAACAAATTATACAAAAAATTCAAGAAGTATTAAGAATATTACAAATCGTTGTGCCAGCATTAACAGTTGCAGCTCAAATTGCAGCTGCATTAATTAATATTCAATTGGGAGTACCAACTCCAGCCCCGCCAGTTTTAGTTCAAGGATTAGCATTACAGAATGAATTAATTGCAACTATTATAGGTGCATTAAAACAAGCATCGATTATAATTACTGTAGTAAATGGGGGCGTAATTTTAGCATCAGCTGGGCTAGCTGCAGTTATTAATAAATTATCTTCAATATGTAATGATGACGTATTTGAAGTTTCTGCAATTACTCAATTGGCAATAAATGAACTAAATATAGAATTTAATACACAATTTAATAATTACGCACCATCTGAATTCTATAATGTAAAAAATACATCAATTGATGATTTAGATAATCGAGAACTACTCATACAACAACTTAATTCTAAACAACTTAGTATTATTGAAAATTTATTAGAATTGCCTAGCAAAGTTATTAGATTTAGACAACCCGGTGCACCAGCTGAAAATATTGGCAAACAAGGAGATTTTGCTATTAATGAAACTACAAAAACGTTTTACGGACCAAAAGTTTCAGATACCGATTGGGGTATAGGCATAAATTACTAATCTACATATTTATTAATAAAGTATTCATATGGATTCTAAAACACTTATAAA